AGGTCTTGTACGCCCGTGCCTACAGTAGAGGCATCAGCGCCAGCGCCTGATTTACCAGTGAAAGTTGAGCCAGCAGCTACAGAAGCAAGTGCCAGTGTTTGACCTACAACACCTGCAGTTACCGAAGCGTCTGCTTGAATGATGTAAGTTTGTGCGGGATTGTCAGTGACAAGTCCTACGGCGTTAGTGGCAGAAGTGCCACCAGGCCAATATGATTTAAACTTTTGCTCCCCGTCTTCTACATAACGACAGCCTTGGAATACACCAACAGTAGCTTGACCAGCGGAAATAATCGCAGTGATATTACCAGCGGTCACACGGACAGGTTGTCCTGTGTAGATAGAGTTCGAGTCGCCCGAAGCAATTGAGTACTCATTAGTACCATTGCTGTTCGGAGCAGCACCACGAATGCGGGAAGGAGTCAAACCATTAGGTGCATAAGTTGCAGTCATAGTATTTTCTCCTATAAATTAGTAACCAAGACTGTCGCTTATAGTTTAATCGAAACTAGGTGTGCGACCCTTAGTTACATTAGTTCTACTTTGGTTTTGAATCGGCATTCTGCGGTCTGATGAGTTTTCAAGCTGTGCATTGACAGCATCAACCATCTCTGCAGATGCGTTTTCAAAGTGTCTTTGTCGAGCTTCTGCACGTTTGATTGGCAACTTAGCAAGCGCCAAATCCCCTCGACATACAGTGCCTTTGTAACGACCTTCCTCTCTAATTGCAGAGGTGTGCGCTAGTTCAGGTACTTCTTCAAGAGAAACAAACTCCCAGCCTTCGGCCATTCGTTTACCAACATTTGTATAATCGTCACCACCTTTTAGGGTTGTACGTATCCAACGGAGTTTCATTCCTTGGTCTTCAAACCTTGCGGTTACTGATTCGGGAATATCCAAAAGATTCGGTTCACGATATTCAAAGTCTTCGGCTTCTCTTGTTTCCAGTTCACGACTCTGGGTGCTACGTGTGGTATTTCGTGCCATAAGTGTATATCCTTTCGCAACTATCGGTTAATGGTAGTATACTCGCCTTCGCCTGCCTTTTCGACTTTTAGCTTTTCGGCTGCATACTGTTCAAGTGATATGCCCCATTTTTCTGCAAGGCGTACATCTTCTTGTGAGAGTTTTACCTTCTTACTTGATGAGGGTGCTGGAGTGTGCGAAGCTCCTGCAACCACTTGAGCAGGTGTTGACGTTTCCTGCGCTACGGGGGTTTCGGCTGCTACTTCTTTGGTAGCTTTTCCAAACTTGCTTGGGAATTGCTCTGCCATGCGGCGGTCAATTTCCTGATAATAGTCATCGTCAGCTGGGTCAAACCCTTCTTCTTGAACTGCATTATCAATCTCAAGAGCAACTGCAGTTAACACACGGTCATTGTTAAACCAATCATTTGCTGCTGCCCAGTTAGTTGCCTTACGTTGTGCCTCTGACACATTGGCAGTCTGGGCTTGTTGTTGTTGCTCCTCAAATGTTTGAGGTTCAAAAGAGTCGGCCTGCTGGCGAAACTCTGTCAGCCTATAGTTATCTTGCTGGGCAGTATTAAGAGATTCTTGTGCCTTCAAGATATTATCGGCATCGCCGCTTTCTACGGCCTGACGGTACGCAGCACGAGCAAGCTCTAAACGTTCCGTCACTTGACGCTCGTTAGATTCAACATTATTATTTAAGAGATTCTTGTATTCTTCTTCTCTCTGTTGAAGCTTGGTTTGCATTTCCTTCTGTTGTGCCAAAAGGTTTTCAATTTCAGCTTCACGTTCTTTTTTCTGTTTTACCAGTTGTCGAATGCGTTTTTGAGCGCCAGATGTTTCTACACCCTTTGTTTCTTTTTCTTGCTCTTCTTCAATTGTAGGGGTAGTTTCTTCTTGGGGTGCTTCGGCTTCCACTTTTGCTTCAGGCTGTTGCTCTTCGGCTTTAGTTTCCACTTCAGCTTGAGGTGCGTCTGCTTCTTCGGCATCTTGTTCACCTTCAATTTCAAATTCCACCTTTTCTTGTTCAGGGGGTGAGCCTGGTTCGATGGTAGACCATTCAGTCTCTGCCATAGTATTTTCTCCTGTTTAACGTCTGCGGCGAAATAGACGAATAACGCCGATACATAATATTATATAGTATGATTGTTTAATTCACAAGAGTGACTGTGAATTTTTTTAATTGCTTAGATTAAATGTAGGGTCTAAGTCTTTTGCATCTTCGACTACCATCTTGATGTCATCATCAAACAATAGCAAAAGATTTACGCCCTTGTAAAAAAATTTGCTTCCTGTATGTTTTCCATAACACACAAAGTCACCTTCTTTACACCAAGGACCATTGGCAAACTTCTCGTCTTTATAAGCTAGGTCGCCAACTTTTAGAACACGGCCAACTGTTGTAAGGTAAGCCATGTCCGATTTGGTTGAGTCAGGCAAAAGGATACCACCCTTAGTTGCTGACTTAACTGATACTGGACGAACAAGGATATGGTATCCAGGAATTTCTGGAAGCGGATTTGGGTCTGCAATATCCTCGTCTGTAATCCATTCATCGTTTTTCAAAGCACTAGATGCAGCTTGCATATTTACTCCTCTTCGATATATTTATTCAGATAATCTTTGATAAGACCTACGGCCTTTTCTAAACCAGCGATTGTTCCCACTGATTCACAGTATCTAGAATAATCCGAAGCGGCTCCATACGCAAGCGAATTTTTTATAGACTCAATTTCTTTTTGTATTTCTTTTACTAACTCTTCGTATAACACTACTCAATGCCTTGTTGCTTGATTACGTCTGCCAATAGTTTAGCAGAAACTTTAGCTTCTTCCAAGTCATTATTTTCTTGGGCTTTCAGCAAGTCGGCCAGTACGTCCATAGCTTTCAATGCACGCTTGGCATCTCTGTCCTCTTGCTTCTGGTAAGCTTTCATTTGTTCCTGCGCTCCTTTGGCTTGCGTATCGAGAACAATCTTCTGTTCTTTTAAGTCAAGGTCACGATTTTTAAGTGCTGCATCTGCCTGTGCTTTAGCAATCTGTGCAGCAGTTTTATTCTGTTCTACCTGAAGTTTCTGTGCTTCAATCGCCAGCATTTGTTGTTCAGGTGTAGCTGGTCCTTGAGCAGCTGCGGCATTAGCCTGCAGAATTTGCTGGGCAGCTTGTGCCTGTACCTGCTCAATGGCTGACGGGTCAAGTGCGATTTGACCAAGTGTTTCTGGATTTTGCAATGCAGCATTGTACAGACCCATCATTTGCTCTTTATATTTAAGCATCATGTGTTCTGTAATATTATCTTGAAGAACTGCCGCAATCATTTTAAACGCAGGGTTGCGTTGCTGATTCATTGGGTCTTGCAAGAAGGCAGTCTTAACTGCTACATGTGCATCATGGTTTTGTCCTTCAAATGCTTTGATGGGCTTGCCTTCTGAAGCAATCATAATATCTGTCATTGCGTCATGCGGTTGTGCCTCTTCTTTAATAGGCATAAGTTTGTCTACATCAGGAACATTGGCAGTAGTCAGCAGCATTCTATTGATTGCTTCCATGTCGAACATTCCTGGCGCAGACTGCTGTGCAACCTGTTGTACCATTTGAATAAGCATCATACGCTGTGCATTAGACGGAATGTTCGGGTCAGATACTGGGATAATATCTACACGGCCATCAAAGTCTGCTTTAAATACTTTTTCGCTTATACCTGGAAGGTCATAAGGATATTCTCCAGGCAATGACTCGTGGTTAACACGTGCCAATACTTTAAACTCATCACCCTGCGCTTTGTGCAGCCGCTTGTGAATAGCAGAGAAGAACTTGCTTGAGGCTTCGAGCAATGCCATTGTTGTGCCAACTGGACCATAGCCACCGCTGTCTGCAATGACTTGCTCTGTGCTATCGGCAAATTTCTGACCTGCTCCTGTCACAAAGGACAGCATGTTGAACAAAGTCTGTGAAGGTTCTTTAAACGGCAACGGAATAATAGACTTAGACAAGTCCATGCCTGTTGCTTCTACTTCTTTAAATTCCCCAGGCGCAATAGGGTCGTTGTCACCCACCATACGCACGCCTTTAGCTTTGAAGCCACCAGGGAGGTTAGCGAACTGACCAGCATCAAGCAGGCTGCGCATAGCAGCGGTAGCAGACATAGTAAGGTTACCAAGGAAGTGAATAAGACCCAGACCATAGAAACCGAAGCCTGGTACATAGCGGTAATGAGTGAAGTGCATTTTCTTAACATACTTGTCATCTCCTTCTGACCAGTTGCGGCGAATCGAAAGCACCTGACCCGACTGCTGTTCTACAGTTACAATATATGGACAGGCAGTCTTGCCTTTGTGCATCTTGTCTTCTTCAAGTTCTAGATAGCAGTGCTGTTCTAGCAACACATACTGCGGGTCATTATCTCCTGCAGGTGACAGACCAAGAACTGTGTCCATCTTTTCTGCCATGCCTGACAAAGTAGGAACACCTGCTTCAGGAAGTTCCATATCGGCATACATGCCTGCTTCTATCTGGCGAGATAAATCGACAGGGCTGCGGTAAATAACATGAGTGTAACGGTCTGCTCTGCGAAGGTCAGACGCATAGTAAGACACATAAAACTGGTCAATAGGTACGAACTCACTAACGGGTCGGTCAAGACTTGAATCATAATAAATCTTCTTAACAGCAGAACCAATCAGCGGCAGATGAAACAGCATACGCTCAAACTCATCGAAGTATTCAGGCATCTGAGTAGTTACCTGATAGTTCATAAAGTTCTGTACACGATTGGCTTGCTGTTGCCTTTCTAATGTTGCATCACCAAGAACCTGTGCTTTGACTGGTCCTTTGGCAGGAAACAATTCTTGTGAAGCTTTGGATTGGAACTTAACTGCCGACTCAATCAACAGTGGATGAACAGCCGTGGCTGCACCTTCAAATGGTTCAGTCGTATCTTCCAGCTTCAGACCAAGCAGGTCAAAGCCACGCTCAAACATTGATTCCCATTCTGCACGAGAATCTTTGTCTGCTTCAAACTTGTCAATAACTGTGTTGCCAATCTCTTCAAGCTTATCTTCGTCCAAGATGTCTACAAGGTTCTCATAGAATCCTGAGTTCATATTAACTTCTACTTCGATTGACTCTGCTGACCCTTCAAGGTCTACAGTAATCTCGCCTGTCTCTGGGTCTAACTCGAAGGTTGCTTCCGTTTCGGAGGGCTGCTGCATTTCCATGCGAATAACATTATCACCCTCTGGGCGTTGCTCATAAGGATTTCTCTCTGTTGCCATTTGTATTCCTATTTATTAGTTAGAATAAATTCGTCATATCGCTGTTCTACACAGCGTGTGTATTGTGTCGTTCCTTCGGTGTGTCCAAACTTTGTACACAGCTTTAGGGCATTGCTTAATGCTATCTGTTGTAGGTCTAACTCTCTTTTCATTTTGGCAGCTGCAAACATTGGTGTGCAGGCCGATAAAAACAGAACTGTTAGTATGACCAAAAGAACCACTAAAGTCTTA